ACAGCATCTAGCCCCTAAGGACATTGAATGGCAACACAACCGAGTTTCTTTACAGCATGGACAGAGCCTGAATCAGCGGCTAATGGTACATATCAACCTGTATTTCCTTACAACAATGTAACACAAACGCCAGGTGGACATTCATTTGAATTGGATGACACTCCTACAAGGGAACGTGTAAGACTGCAACACCGCTCAGGCACATTTATTGAGATGCATCCTAATGGTGATGAGGTGCATAAGGTATATGGTGATGGGTATGAGATTACTATCAGCAATAGAAATATATTAGTACAAGGTCGCATGAAAATTGAAGTTCAAGGCGATTGTGAGATACATGTCCAAGGTGACCTAATAGAACAAATTGATGGTAATGTAGAACAACACATCAAAGGAAATTACACACAAGTTGTAGAAGGCATTAGTAGCATGACATCACAAGGTGACATGGTCATCAATGCTGCAGGTGGTTTAACTGGAGGATTGAAGTTAAACACACCAGATTACATGCATCTTGGTGGAGACCTAACAGTAGATGGTGAGATTACTGCTGGTAAAATAACATCTTTAGGTCGTGTTGATGCTATGGGTGGTATGAGTGCAGGTCTCCAAGGTTTTGTTACTTTAGGTGGTGTTTCTGCTGGTTTACCTGTTGCAGTACCTGGAACAATTAGTGCTGCAGCAATGGTAGATGCACCATTAGGCACATTTGGTGTAATGAGTGCTATATGGGCATATGACACAGTAAACGTTAGCCTACATAATGCACACATACACGTTTCACCAAAAGGTCCAACTGGACCTCCTGTACCAACTGAAGTAGGAATTTAATATTATGAGCATTTATGCAAGATTAGGCTTTAATTCTAGTGATCCGGCAACTAACGCATTGTCTATGCCGTATTCAAGTAATGTAATGGTTCAGATGGACCTATTGCCACCATTGATTAAACCATGGCAAGCCAATGCTATTGGTAATAGTGCAGTATCTGGATTCTTCACGAATCCAGTAGCCAACGTCACTCAATCAATTTGGGATACATCAAACACATTGATTACATTGACATCTGGATTGACTGCTTCACCTGCAAACAATACTGTAAATACAGCAATGGCTAATGTATATGCCACTTCAAGTGTATTATCTGCAAACTCAGCTCAAACTTATCTGTATATAACAAATCGACAATCTAATGTTACTCCACCTAACGCTGATGTAAGTACACCACATTACAATACTGCTATTGCACAAGGTAAAATGTTATCTTATATAACTAACCAATCAGATAATATTTCAAACAGTTCAGTTATGTTGGGTAGTTTCACAAGTGTGACACTAGGAAATACATTAGCTAATTTGTACAGTACAATGTACACTTTGACCAATATTTTGGCCAATACGATAACATATTATACTGATCCAATAAGTGGATTGCCACACAACACGACAAATGTATCTGCGGCCAATGCTTCCGCACTACAAAATGTTGTTTCTACTGTTAATTTCGTTATGTCCTTCTATCCAGCACAGGATTCAGCGTTCTTTCAAAACTCAGCCAATGTATTGCATGACTATGGGACAGTTAGTCAATTTAATAACCTTGGCGCTTCACAAAACTACCTTTTGCAGAACTATATTGGTTCTCCAACATTGCTTGCCAATTTAAATTCATAAATATCCAATGGCAAATTTACAGAAACTCTACTCCGATATCGATTTAACGTTCAAAAGACTACCTGTGACTGGTGATGTCTCTTTACGTTATGACGACCAGGCCGTGATTGCTTCTGTAAGAAACTTGTTGTTGACTAATTTTTATGAAAGACCTTTTCAACCTAATCTAGGTTCAAATATGTCTGGTTTGTTGTTTGAACCTGCAACTAACGTTACATCAAGCATTTTGTCCGATGAGATAAGAAATGTAATTTCAAATTTTGAGCCTAGAGCTAAAATAAGTAAAATTGATGTTACACTGGCAACGGACAAGAACGCTTTTAATGTCTATTTGACCTTCTTTATTGGAAATAATACTACACCAACAAATGTTAATCTTCTTCTTCAAAGGTCCAGATAATGGCATCTAATACAAACATTCAAGTTGCTAGCCTAGATTTTAGTGGGATTAAGCAAAACTTTATCAATTATCTGCAAACTCAGGACACTTTCAAAGATTATAATTTTTCTGGTTCTGCATTATCTACACTATTGGATGTTCTTGCTTACAATACACAATATAATGCTTTCTACTTGAACATGGTGGCCAATGAGATGTTCTTGGACTCTGCATTGCAACGTTCTTCTGTGGTTTCTCATGCTAAGTTATTGAATTATGTACCACATTCTGCTGTTGGTCCAGTTGCACTTATTAATTTAAGGTTTACTGGCGTGACAACATCATCTTTTACGGTGCCAAAGTATACGAATTTCTTGTCTGAAGCTATTGATAATGTAAACTATAACTATGTCACATTGTATGACACTACTGTACCTGTCACTTCAAACACAGCCGTACTTAATGCTGTCGAGATAAAGCAAGGAACAGTACAGAACTATACTTTTACGGTCAATTCTACAGCAAATCCAAAGTATATTTTTGAAATACCAGATAAAAATATCGATACGTCTACAATGACTGTTACAGTCCAACAATCGGTGTCTAATTCTGCATATCAAGTATTCAATGCTACAACAAATTACCTGTCATTAACACCAACTGATCCTGTATACTTCTTACAAGAAGCTGCTGATGGAAACTACCAAATATACTTTGGTGATGGTGTATTAGGTCAGCAACTAAGTGATGGTAATGTAGTTAAAATTTCTTATATTTCCACAAAAGGGACTGTTGGTGGTTTAGCAAATTCATTCACATTGATGACTAAATTTGCCAACTATTCTACTGTAACAGTTACTCCGTATTTGGCGGCCACAACAGGTGAAGACAAAGAATCAATTGATTCTATTAAATTTCAGGCACCAAAGGCGTTTGCGGCTCAAGGTCGTGCAGTCACAAAGAACGACTACATCACACTGCTACAACAAAACAATTTAGGCATTACGTTTGATGCAGTCAACGTATGGGGTGGAGAAGAAAACAACCCACCAGTATATGGCCAAGTGTTTATTGCTTTGAAACCAACTGGTGCATACGACTTAACTGCAACACAAAAACAACTGATTACTAATCAAGTTCTTGTTCCTTATGGTGTTGTAACAGTTAAACCAACTATTGTGGATCCAGATTATACCTACATTCAGTTGTCTTCAAATGTGTTGTTCAATCAATCACAAACATCGTTGACACCATCAGCAATCAAAACTGGTGTGCAACAAGCAATTTACGGCTATGCAGCTAATAATTTAAACACATTCAATTCAACCTTCAGTTCATATGAAGTTTTGAATACGATTAACAACTATGATCCATCTATCATAACAAGTGATTTTGGTATTAACCTACAGAAGAAATTCTATCCAGTATTGAAATCACCACAAACATACACGTTATATTACAACAGTTCTTTACAAAAGGGATTGTATCAAAGTGGTGTAACAAGTACGCCAGGTATGCAATACATTGATCCTGCTAACAATGCTAACATCATTGATGGTGTATTCATTGAAGAAATTCCTTCTGCAACTGGTGGTGTAGCTTCAATATCGATAATGAATCCTGGTTTTAACTATCAGTATGCACCAACAATCACTATCGTTGGTGATGGAACAGGTGCTACAGCAACAGCGACAGTTATTAATGGAAGTATAACGGCCGTCACAGTAACAAATGTTGGTACTGGTTATACAAGTGCAATTGCTACTGTTACTCCTGCTTCAGGCGATACGACAGGAACAAATGGCGCCTTGATTGTAAGTCTACAAGGTCAATATGGTACACTAAGAACGTATTATAACAATACATTAAATACCAAAACAATTCTAAGTTCTAATGTTGGTGTAATTGATTACACTAATGGTATCATCACATTGACAAACTTCAATCCATATAACATCGACAATCCATTAGGTCAGTTAACTATATCAGCACAACCAACAACAACTATCATATCATCCACGTATAACAGAATCATTACAATTGATCCATATGACCCAGCAGCGGTGAGTGTTACTGTTAATGCAAAAACTAATGGCTAAGAATGATACAAAGTAATCAAAAAACATCGTTACTGGTACCGTATGAACTGCCAAAGTTCATAAGTGATGATCCAAATTATGCAAACTTTGTTTTGTTCATTCAGGCATACTACGAATGGATGGAACAAAGTGGTAACACATTAGATTTCACCAAAAGCCTATTGACATATATGGATGTGGATACAACCACATCTGAATTCTTACAATATTTTGTGAATGACTTCATGTCATATTTTCCACAAGATATTCTTGCAGATAAAACAAAAGTATTAAAAATTGCAAAGCAGTTGTATCAATCAAAAGGTACGCCTGCATCCTACCAGTTTCTTTTTAGAACCCTATACAACTCAGACTTTGACTATTATGTAACAGGTGATTCCGTTCTTAGAGCTTCGGCAGGTACTTGGTATGTACCTAGAAGTTTAAGATTGGCTACAACAGACCAAAACTTTTTAGGTATCAATAATCTAAGGTTGT